GGCATATTCTTCCATATTGCTCTCGCCCTTGGTGGCAATGCCCTTGATGATGCCGGATTTCTGAGGGAACTTGGCAAAGTATGTAAATAAATCCAATAACATAAGCTTTATAATTTTGTCGCAGGAAGGTTATTTCCTGCCCTGGTTAAATAATCTTTTTCACTATCTCGAGCGGCAGCCCCACCTCGTTGGCAATCTTCACCACGTCCATGCCGGCAGTTCTGAGGGCCTTCACGCCATCGATGGTCTTCTTGCGCAGGATGCGGAGATAGGTGAGCACGTTCATGCGCTCCACCTGGTCGGCATTGCCAAGGCCATCCTTTGAGAGGTCGTAGAGTGCATCGGTGGCATCGGTGGTAATGGCATTCTCTTTCGGGAGGTCGAACTTGGTAAGCAGGGAGAATTCTGTCTTTCTGAAGATGAAATTGTTCACGGCCGTGAAGTTCAGGGCTATCGCACGGAGCGTGTTCTGGGGAAGCTTCCTGAACTCGGCGGCAAGCTTCTGTGCCTTTTCGGATGAATACTCTCCCTTCCTGAAGTAGAGCACGGCAGCCAGCAGCGGAAGGCTATCCTCGCCCATATCGAGCAGTTGCCTTGCCTCGATATACTGAAGGGCTGAAAGCGAACAAGTGAGCGAGTTATAGTCTGTACTGACCTCGTAGCCGTAATACGCCTTCTTGTCGATGAAGACGATGGGCAGCATCTGGCGGCAGAAGCAGAGGTCGAGCACGAACTTATCTTCTTTCTCCTGGAAGATGAAGGTAAGCTGACTGGCTATCGCCATGAAGTTCTCCAGAGCATGCTCGTCGCGCTTGATCTTGTTGATATCCCACTTCATCAGGTGACAGAGGAACAGGCATTTGATGGCGCCTGGTGGATACTGCCCACTCTCCATGAGGGAAAGCAGGTCTATCAGCTTCAGATACTGCTCAGAAGTGAGCAGGTCCCATGAGTTCGGGATTTCGTATTCCTTCCCGTTGGCTCTTACGGATATCGACTTTTTCATAAGCTATGGCATTAAGTACATGTTATCATCCATGCGGTTCTCGGCTGAGAAGGAAAGGAAATCGTTGCCTTCCTGGGCATCGAGAAGCATATCTACATTATGCAGCAGATCTTCCACCTCTCCGTCGAGCTGGGTGGCAAGCTGTAGTGCACGGCTCGCCTCGTCGCTACCCTGGCGGGTGGAGGTGTTATCATCGAAGAGGTTCCGGATGGTGGCAGGGAACTCCAGGATATCGAATCGCCTGAGAGCCTTCGCCACCGTCTTCTTCACCAGGGCACGCTTCAGCATAGGCAGCGCCTTCTGGGCAAACTCGGCAAACGTCTGGTCTTCCCCACCCTTTTCAAGGCGGTCGAAATAGGCACCGATGCTCTCGTCGAGCACTTCCTTCTGCAATGGCACACAGCGGAAGAAGAAGAGATACGAGAGGTCGATGGGATAGATTTCATCGAATTCATCGGCAGTATCCACCTTCAGCTTGCTGAGCATCCTGTAATAATTGGTCTTGCGCCAATCTTCCATGACAAGGCGAATTTCGGCGGTTTCATCGGAGACTATCTCCTCGGAAAGTTCCGAAATCAGCGAATCCATCGCATTGAAGTAGTTCTCCATATAGGAACGCTTCATGCCTTCCAGTTCATACTTGTAGAGGTTGATATCGTTCTTGCGGCGGTTCACGGCATCAAAGACGATCTGGGTGGCAAGCGTGAGGTTGGCCATGGCAGTGCGGAGAAAGTCCTTGATGCAGCTTTCCTCTTCCTGGATAGCTACGATATCGGTGAACGTGTTGCCGCCAATGATGGCGACAACACGCTTGCGTGCGGCTACGGCAGAACCCTGAAGGCTGTCGAAGTCGGCGCTGGTATCAGCACCAGGCGCGCAGTTGCAGAACTGTGCGTAGCTGCTGAATAACTGATTGAGTTGAAATTTCCTGTTCATGCCTGTTGCTGGTTAAGTCGTTGGGATGGTGTAATATCTTCCTGTCGCTGGGGAACCTCGCGGTAGAAACCGAGTCGGTAGCCCTGCCTGTAGAGTTCGGGGAAGTTCATGCGCAGTGCCCAGTTGAGCGGTTCTGCACATACCTCGTCCTCAGAGGTGAGCGACATGATATAGATGAGGTAATTATAATAGGTGTCGCTTCCGCTCTTCGAGATGACTCCGTCCTTATCTACGGCAGAGATGGCAGCATCGAGACCTACAGAAGAAAGGAGGGCTTGCTCGGTGCGCTTATCGTAGGAGATGAGTGCCTCGATGTATTCCTTGTATTTGAGGTCGATGGTTTCCACCTTCCACGACTGCTCGTGTCCCTGGGCATCCATGAAGGAGATGGAAGAAAAACCCTTGCCCTGGTTGTCTGCACCGGAAAGATAGGAACTGAACTTGCGGACCTCATCGCGGACGTAGCGAACCATGCACGACTCCTTGAAGTCGGTTCCGATATCGATGCCGTTGTACTTCAGCAGCTCCATATCCTTCGCCTTGCGTCGCTTGTTCTCCTCGCAGAGCTTGGTCATCTGGGTTCGCTTGCTCTGGATCCAGGCGTTCGGGATGATGACGTGTACCTTTGCGGCAAGCGAGTTTTTCAGAAAACTGTTGATGTATCGGGCAGTCTTGTTGCTACCCTGGATGTAAGGTCGGGCGCCCTGATGCGTCTCGTTGGCTCCGTAATATTCGTCCACCGACTTCTCACGATGGTGGGAGATGGCGGCGAAATGGTAGTTATCTACCTCGCTGAAGCTGAACTTCGGGTAAATCTGATAGCTCGATAGGCCATAGGCGAAACGTCCTACTACCACCTGCTTGAAATCGCCGTAGGAGATAAGTTCTGAAGCTACGTCCTGGCGGGTAGTTGCCAGTCGGCAGTATCGGTTCTCCATGGCTTCGAGGGCAGCCACCGGCTTACCCATGCCTATCATCTTGCCTCGGGTGAAGCGCCACTTCACGAAGAAGTCGCCGAAATAGTAGAAGTTCTTGATGCAGGTCTTGCAGAACTCTTCCACAGAAGGAATGCCACGGGAACTCCAGGAGTCGAGCCATTCCATCACCTCGGGGTGTTCCTCGTACTTGCGGACCAGCTTACCATCCTCGATGACCTGCTTATATACGGCGAGTCCATGACCATAGAGCATCTTGATCTCCTTGGAATAGAGACGTGGAAGCAGTCGGTTCTCCTTAATCTCCCTGGTCACCTCGTCGCATTGCTGGTTGTTGTTGCCACGCATCAGCACCTGATAACCCTGTATGCCCAGGTAGTGGTGCTGCTGCATCCAGAGCGTGCCGCCGAACGGAGACTCCAGCAGTGGCGACTGGAAGAGCTGATCTGCACCCAGGGCAGGGTCGCCCTCACCCAGCTGGAAGGTGAAGGTGTTGCCATCGGCAAGGTAGATGCCGGCGTTGCCATACATGTCTATTTCATAATCCTTATTCATAGCCAATTTATTTTGTGTAGTTTATATCCGTCCTGAGGGAAGCCCATGAACCTGATGAGGATTCGGTAGCACATCTTTGGTTCTCCATGTTCATCGGTGTAGAGGAAGTAATTCTCCCCGTCGATGGCGAAGCGTTCCCTGGACAGCTGGGTACGGTACTTGCAGTGGCGGCGGATCTGAAGCTTGGCACTTGCCTCTCCCCTCTGTCTGGAATAAGGGTAGAAGGCCAGGACGAACTCCCCATCGGGAAGCTTGCTTATCTCCCTTGCCCACTGCAATGCCGTGATACCATCCATGATGATGTTCTTGCTGTTCCTGTTCATGATGATGCGAAGATAGTGAAAAATTATCGCCCCGCAAAAGACCGGCTGCACCCTGGGGCCGTCATATTTCCGAGATTTCTAAGGGCTGCACCTCTCTTCCCCTTCCCAGCGGTGCGTGCACGTTTGGGTGACGTGTTTTTCGGGATTTTTCACCGGGCGGGTCTGCCAGGGCTGATTATCAGCATTTTACCGTTTGCACCCCTTCATTTTGCGTGAATTATTGTTTTCTGCGCAGAATTTATTGCTGCGGAAACAGGATATTATCCACCGTTTATATCTCGAAATTATCGGGTAAATCGGTAGGATACGTACTTAATTCCGCCTTCACGGCATCAGAATAGAGACCGTAAAGCAGGTAAATCATGGCAGATGGAAGCTGCGTGGTGAGTCCTGCCTGGTTCTTGAGCTGCTGCTTCTTCTCGGAACTCTTGTCAAGTTCTATCTTGCCATCCGTCTTCTTCAGCGGAGAGATCATGATGGCGCTGCATAGGTTCTTGCACTCGTTCTCATCGATGCGGACCACGGGAAGCAGCGGACTGCGCTCTCCGAATAGCATCTGACAGAGCTTGAACTGTTGCCAATGGTAGATGGTAGGCGCATCTTCATTGTAGAGCACCACCATGAAGCCGTATGACTCCAGGGCAGCCTTCAGATTGAGCGAATCGGTGGTTATCTGTTCCCGTTCCTCCCTGCGCTTGTTGCCGGCGCGGTCCGGGTAGAGATAAATCGTCTTGTTAACGGCTGCTGATCCGAAGAACTGGTGCACCTCTGCCACGAGGTCGTTGTAATCCTTGGGCAGGAAGGCAAAGAACTCCTTGATGATATCAAGCCGCCTGCCATAGTCCTTCTTCTGAGCTACGATGAGCGACTGGAAGTTGCCGGGGTCGTAGCCCATGTAGAGCGGTTCCTGAGGGTCGTAGTGAAGAAGATACTCGGCAGAGAGGATGAATCTGTCCTTCAGATTCAGGCGAAGGATGGACTCGTACTTGTAGCTATCCTTGAACTGATGCCTTACGTGGTCGTAGTTGATGAAGAACTTGTTGGTCACCTCCTTGTGACGGATGGCACAGATGGCGGTGAGGAACTCATCGGTATCAAGGGTGTCGAGCTGCGTCTTGAAGAACTTAGGACCGAGAATATCCTTGTTGCAGAAAGAGGATGCACGGATATAGAAGATGGCGTTGCGACGCATATCGGCAAGGCGCGGCTTCCATCGCTCCACGAAGGAATTGAGCCTGACCGTCTCGAGTCGCATCTTCTCCAGAAGAACCGGATCCTTGGAATCCCTCTCCTGCTGTCTGAGCACAAAGAGACGGTAGAGACTCCGGTTAACCTCCAGGGCCACGGTGGCGATCTCCTCGATAAGTTTCGGGTTCACCTTCTTCTCGTAATCCTCGAACCAGTCATCCTCGCCGAGGTCAACTCGTGCGGTATCACTCACACCGGTAACGCCTTCATAGTAAGCAGAGCATCGCACATTGGCTGGACCTCCACGCAGGGATGGAAACAGTCGGGTCTTGAGCTTCTCTCCGCTGTTGTGCTTCATCTCTTCCACGAAGGCATGCACGGCATTTCTACCTGCCACGGATTCCGGCTGGTCGCTGGATACCAGCTGAAGGTGTGCGCCATTGCGGAAGATTACGCTGTGCTTGGCATAGGCTATCGGATATCGGGGCTTGCGGAAATGGGAAGGCAGCGTGCTCTCGCCTACTACGTAATCGATGCCATATTCGAGCATGGATCGCTGCTGTCCGTTCACCACTACCTGACGGGAGAAGTACGCCTGGATGTTAGGCCAGACGTTGGTCATCAATGCCACGTAGGTCTTGTGAACCAGGAAAGATAACTCTCCCGGCATATCGTTGGCCACACGTATCAGGCGAGGACCCGTCACGCCTTCGGTCTTACCTCCGGCACGGGCTACCTCGGCAAAAAGCATATTGGGGTCGATGATGTTGGCAAGCAGCTGCATGTTATTCATGTAGTAATGCTCAAACTCCCCGATGGTATTATCATTCAATATCAGTTGGCTCATCGCTTATTTCCTCCACTATTTCCGCTTCCTGAATATCAGCATCACGAAGCAAACGTTTCTTCTCCGAACTCTCGATAGGCAGACCATCGATGAGTGAAATATAAAAGCCGCGGTTGTGCTTTGCAGCAATCTCCTTGAGACTCCTTTTCTGAAAACCCAGCTCTTCCGGAGTGACTTCCGGGGTGATAAGGAACACCACGCCGAGGTCTCGGTCGGCTTCTGCCTGCTCGGATGCACGTCGGCGGCATTCCAGAGCCTGGTCCATGCAGGCCTTCTGCATTTTGTAGTCACGTTTGGCAGAACAGAGCTTGGCGAGGTCTTCATACTTGTTTGCAAAATCATTCTCCCAGACCTTGATACTTACGTTGCAATCTACATTGAAGTAAGATATCGCCTGATTGATTCGGGTCATGCAGGTACGCACATCGAGGGTAATCTTCTGCTGTGCGGCTATGCGCTGCTTGAGCTGACGGGCGCCACGGGTAATGTTACGCTCGTACTCGTAGATTTCGGCAGCCCATTGCAGTTGCTTCAGGAATATCCGCACATCCTCCGGAATACCTTCACCGTCGCCTGTAGTCAGGAAGGTGGTAATAAGGTCGGGGTGTACGCTTTCCAGTTTTTCTATCTCGCTTTTCATACGCCGAATAACTCCTTTCTCAGTTTAAGTTCTTCCCGGTCCTGCATACGCTCGTTCAGAAGCTTAATGGCATCGAGGTCTCCTTCGGATGCCATCTCAGCTATTTTCTTGTCTGCCTCTAGCTGAGCCTTCTCGAGTATGCCTCCGTTCTTAATCACCGAAACGCAGGTTTCTGCAATCTTCCGTAATTCCGTCTTATCCATCTTGTCCATCTGGTTTATCTGATTTATCTGATTGATCACTATACTGCTCCATTACCATCTTGAACATGCGTTCGCGTTCCTGATGCCGCTGAAGGTTCTCACGGTCGCTGGCACGTTTGTCCTTGCGATCATCTCTTTTAATGTAGCTCTTATAGCGCTTGATATTATCAAGCACGTTCTTATGCTTATGAAGAAACTCGGCAGGGTCCTTCTTGAAAAGCTTCACGAGTTCATCGAATTCCGACTTGCCCTTCAGCAATGGATGCTTGTATAGGAACTTGCCTGTATCGTTGTACGCCTTCAGCTCATCGAATGCCTGAAGGTTCCTGATGCGGAGTTCTGCCATGGCAGCCACATCGTTTGCCTTCGGTTTCTTATCCAGAAGCTCATCGAGTTTCTTCATCTTACGCCAGGTGTTGATGCGGTCGTTATAGATGACGGTTGCCATCTGTACGTCCTCGTTGGAGAGGTTGTCCCAGTCGATGTCAGGATACTCCTCTTCCTTTTGAACTACTTTTTTTTTGAGTCCTCATCCTGCCCGGCTGCATCGTGAGCTTCCGGTTCTGGAGGTGCATCACCTTCTGGTGCATCTGAAAGGGTATCAGATGGAGTATCA